AAAGTCGATTACTGCATTATGGATTGCCCGCTTTTAGCCACCGCTTTAGCCCCTAAGATTTGGGAGACATTAAATATGTCGATACTTGACCTGGGAAGAGTTGTTAGTACTAGTAGATTTTCAAATACTAAAACTAATGAAAAAAGATAATTGGGAAGAAGAATCTGACAATACAGAATACTTAGTTGATTTATTATTTGAAACTTCTTTAAGCTTAAATCAAATAGCAAAAGAAGTTGGCTGGCCAATAGCTAGAGTTAATAAAAAGATAAATCAATTAGGTCTTTCTTGGTTAAAAGAATCTAGAAAAAAAGTATCTAGAGGACAAACAGCTTTAACTAATATTATGAAGAAGCTATTGCCCAGCGAAAAGATAGTTAATGAATTCTATCTAGAAGACAAGCTTAGACTAGATGTTTACTGTCCAAGCTACAAGTTAGCTGCGGAGTATCACGGTAGGCAACACTTCTATTATACTTCTAAATTTTTTGAATCCAAGTATGAGTTTGAAGAAGCGCTTAAGAGAGACAAAAGAAAAATAGAGATATGCAAGGAAAGAGGCATAGCTCTGGTTGTTATCCGCTATAATGATGAACTTACCGAACAATCTGTTTTTGATAGAATGATAGATGCCATTAGGCATTCGCCTCATGTCAAGGAACAGAAGATTAAGAATGAATTGTATTCTTCTGATTTTTATATAGAATCTAAGAAAAAACTTTCTGAACAAAGAAAAAAAGCTTACAAGACAATGAAAGAAAAGCGAAAGAATGACAATCGATAATCTTGAAGAGCTTGATGATACCCCAATAGAGTATCAGATCTTTGCCCTATCTCTTAGAGAAGAGGGGGCTATAAAGTATTTCTCAGAGGAGTTAGACCCTTTAATAGTGGGAATTAACCATGGGCAAAAGGGGATTCACGAATTTTATCGAGCCCTACTCGCCTACCATACCGCTACTCAACTAGATGTAGTTGATCCAATTGGATTTAAGAGTTGGCTAGAAACAGAAACTGACATCAAAGAGGGGCTTGGTGGTAACGCTGGAGTGACAGTGATGATGGACTTGTTGATGTCCTTAGATCTTTCAACCTCTGATTCTGTAGTCCAATTGGTTAAACATAAAGCCAATAAACGCAAACAGATCGACTACCTGCAAGAGTTGCAGCTTATCCTGAACCAAAAAGGCAGTAAGTCTGAAAAAGATTTATCTAGGATTAATTTAATTACTTCTGAAATTAGAGAACTAGAAAATCAATTAAACTATAACCCATTTGATAAGTTAACTACGGCTAAAGATATTTCTGATAGAGTAGAATCCTTGCTGGACATACCAAGCTTTGTGCCAACTCAATTTAAGGCACTCAATAGAGCTATGGGTTATACTGATGAAGGTGGTTTTTTTAAGGGTGCAGTTCACGCCATAATAGCTGCTTCAGGTAAGGGTAAGAGCACCTTTGCTAAGTGCCTAGTTAATAACTGGGTAGACAATGGGTATACGGCTTTATACGTCAACTTTGAAGAAGCAACTGGTCACTGGGAAAGAGTCCTTATGACCCAGATAATTGGCAAGAACGTGTACAAAGACGCAGATACATGGAGTCCAGAAGAGAAACAAAAATACATAGATAAGTTTAAGGCTAAGTTAGCAGAGTGGGGCGACAGACTCATGGTTAGGCATGACCCGGAAACTCCATACTTTGAGGACCTAGAGAGATGGCTCAAAGATATAATTGAGCATTCAAACAAGACTCCTGACATCGTAGTAATTGATACTATACAATCAATGTTCACCAAAGGTGGCAAAGGTAAGCCTAGATGGGGTGAGTTTGAAGAGATGATGGTCAAGCTGGAGAAGCTTGCTAGAGACATGAATTGTGTTCTGATTATTACCGCACAAGAAAACTCTAATCGAATGAAAGAAAAAAGAGAAGTAGTCCAACAGTCTGATACCGGAGGATCACTAGCCATCCAACAAAAGTGTGCTGTTACTATATTTATAACAGAGAAAAAACTTTTGAGTGGGGATGACTCTGAAGACGACAATATAATGCAACTACAGATACCCAAAAACAGAATTACAGGTTCTAGCTTTCTTTATAACCCACCACTTGTTAGGTATGTAGACTCTAAAAAGATATACGAAGAATACGATCCCGTAACAGAGGAAGACTACGATACAAGTTCGTTACTAGATGATTTATTAGATGATGGAGATTTTGATATATGAAACAACTAAAGGTGGAGTCCATTAAAGACTTCCAAACATGCGCTCTTCTATACAGTTATAGGCATGAGCAAAAATTAAATGAAACTATCCCATCTAGAGATGTGTTTACACAAAAATTTGAAAATACAATTAAAAGTGTTATCAATTTTTTCTTTTACAAAAAACAAGGCGGGTTCACCCCATCTTATGCATCCCTATTGAATAGGTGGGAAAAAATATGGTATCCAAAAGATATGACTTCCTATGATATTATTCATGAACAGCATGAGAGCTACTATGGCAATAATGCAAGTCTAACTTCACGAGCTGCCTCTACTCTTTTAAATTTTTATAATATATATTCACAAGATGATTCCATACCAATATCAATAGACCAACCATTTATAATACCATTAGGCGATTCTACAAAAGTAGACGGTAATTTTGATTTAATCTTAGCTAAAGATAACCAATACTATGTCTATAAATGGGTCTTTAACTTTAGAAGCTCTCATGCAGATACGTATCAAGTTGATTTTTCTGTTCTACACGAAGCTTTTAAACATAAGTTTGGCGCTAAAATAAATCAAGCTCATTTTGGATACTATGATCTATTGGCTTCTAACCAAAAATTTACGGATTTTCAAATAGATAAAGAAGATTCTAATTCTTTAAAATATTGGGCTAATACTATCAACGAAACAGAAGTTTTTGCTCCTAGAAGAGGTCAGACAATCTACTGTAAGAAATGCCCATTCGATACACCTTGTTCAAAGTGGAAAGCCTGGGATGGCATAGAAGCCCCAACCAGCTGATATACTATTAGTCTTAACGAAAGGCATTCATTTTGGCTAACAAATCAATACTTGATGATATTTTAAATAAAGAAAAAGATTCTATATCAATTGAAGAAGAGGCTGTAATCCTAAAGCCACTATCGGAAGAAATTGATTTAATAATTAATGACGGAATAAAAAGTTTTGTTAAATCTATTTTAATTAGATCTAATTCTTTTTGGGAAATACCATCTAGTTTTTCTGGGAGATTTCATCCACCTGATGAGCATAACAAGGGCGGCAATGCCCTTCATACCAAAAGAGTAGTGAGAGCTGCAAAAGTAATTTCTGATTCCTACTCTTTAAACACAGAAGAAAGAGACTTAGTCTACGCTGCATGCCTACTACATGACTTGACTAAAGGGATTACGTCCAAAGATGATGATAAGTCTTTTGTTTACGACCCACTTCACCCCTATACTGTTGGCCATTTTGTTGAAAAATGTCAAGCTTATGACAAGAAGTATGCAGGAGAATCTCAATCTTCAACGCTATTTGTAGATGAAGAGACGATACAATCAATCCTTAGACTAGTTAGGTGTCACCTCGGTCCTTGGTCACCAGTCCCGGAGACTATACCTATCACCTATCTAGAAGTCATAGTGCACCTTGCAGACAACCTTGCTTCAAAAGTCCATTATATAACTGATGGAGATACTATAATAGAAGAACGTTGGAAGTTTTAGTTGATAGACAGTGAAGAAAGAATATCTAAAAGATACTTTATATTAAACAATCTAGAATATTTTATAGCTGAATCGGTATACTACAGAACCTATTCGGAAGACATGGAAGACTATGCTAAGAAAATTCTTTATAATTATAATGATCAATCTGGAAGCTTGAATATAAAATGAGAATATCCTCAGACAATACTAGGTATACTTCTGCTTGGAGATACGTAGAGCTCGCCAAGTACGTGCCATCTCTAGGTAGAATTATAAGAATAAAGAAAGAAGATGATCCTGTCTTAGTAGATATAGATAGATTAGATGCTTTTAGGGAAAAGTACAATAACCTTGGGCTATACACTTCTGTGTGGCAGTATAACTCTAAGGACATAGACGTTGCTACCAGAATGGGTTCACTTTATTTTGATATAGATAACAAAGACGTTAATGTTTCCCTAGAGGAGTGTAAGAGATTATACTCTTATCTTTCTAATTACATTCCTGAGGAATCGTTAATAGTATATTACACTGGCAAAAAGGGATTCCATATAGAGTGTGAAGCTTTAGCTCTTGGAATTCCTAACGGCAATGACCTCCACAGTGTGTTTAGATTTATAGCCAATGACTTATCTAAGAAATTGCAATTGACTTCTTTGGACTTTAGTGTTTATGACCTAAGAAGAATGTGGAGACTACCTGGCTCCATACATCAGGATACTAATCTATATAAAACTAAGCTAGATAATTCTATTTTGTTTTCTTCGCTAGAAGATATCGTTAAATATTCTTCTGAACCACAAGACTATTCTATCCCAGAACAAGAACGAGATCTAAAGGCTTGTGATTGGTATACCGATTACTCTATTCAAATGCAAGTAGAAAAAAATAGACCTAAAGACCCCCTTGCTTACTTCAATGAACATGGTTCCAAAAGAGTTACTTCTTTTGGTGATGGAGAAAAAGTTTTTAATAAAGTCAGATTACTTCACAGCTGCAGCGCAATCAAAAGAATAGAAAAAGAAGCTAAAGAGAATAAGCACCTGGACCACGAGTCTAGATTGTTCCTATGCTCTATACTAACCTATACAGATGACTCAATACAATACCTGCATGAGATACTTAGCAATTGTGATGATTATAATCCAGGTAGATCTTCGGCTCATATAAATGACTGGATCAAAAGAAGAGAAGCTGGCATTGGGGGGAGACCTTATACTTGCGAGCGAGCTAATTCCGCAGGAGTTGGTTGCGGAGATTGTTCATTGGAACATAAGAACAAATGGATTAAAATTGGTGAAACTTTTGTAGAGACTAGCGAGAAGATTTCTCCGTCTCCAATAAGATTTGCTTATACCAATGAAAAGAAAGGAGGAACAACAGATGGTGAATAATACAGATGACGTTATCGGAGTATGCAGCGAATGCCACTCAGATCAACCTAACCAGTACATGATGAATAGCCCTTTTGCTCAAGAAGGCAAGAACGTACCCTGCAGATATTGTGGTGGAGTAGTTATAATTACTTACAGAGAAACTAGAGATAGTGCAATAGACGGCAGCGACAGAAGCAGAGGATTGTAAATTGAAGAATTGGACAAATCTACATAACCACACGGTTTATTCCATGTTGGATGGACACGGTGGGGTAGAAGCCTATTTGACGAGAGCTAAGGATCTTGGCATGGTTGGTTTGGCAACTACTGACCATGGCAATATCCACTCTTGGCTAGACTTTTATGACGCTGGCACAGCTTTAGGCGTCAAACCAATCTTGGGTTCTGAGTTTTATCAGGCAAGAAAAACAAGATGGGATAGAGACGAAGAAGAAAGAGCCGGTAAAGCAAAAAGTGAATGGGAACAACGTGGCCCGTATCACATAACTATATTAGCTAAAAATAATACTGGTTATCATAACATCATTAAAATGTCTTCCCAATCTTATACTGATGGTTTTTATGTTAAGCCAAGATTAGACCATGAGCTTATCTCTCAATATTCTGACGGGATTATAGTTTTATCCGGATGTTTAAATAGCGAAGTAAGCCAAGCTTTACTGAGAAATGATTATGAATTTGCTTTGGCATCAGCAAAAAAGATGCAAGATATTGTTGGTAAAGACAACTACTTCATCGAGATACAAGACCATGGGTTGGGTGAACAGAGAAAGATCTCTGCTGAGTTAATAGATATAGCTAAAAAAATAGGAGCTATGGTAATACCCACTGGCGATTGCCACTAT